TTGAGTATTATTTATGATTCCGGCAACTATCTGGATATAACAGAAACCGACAATGAGATCCTTTTGAATACTTTTTCAAGTAATGATATGTGGTAGGAGGTATGAACGTGGTAGTTATTTCATTGACAGATAGAGAACAGACATTATTGAGTGACAGTGTATTGACGATGATAGAGAACGCAGGGCAGGCACAACGCCTTGTATGTGACACTGAATCGCAGAAAGCTATTGACATACATATCAAAGAATTACAGGCATTAAACAGAAAGTTGTGTACTACCGGCATCCGGTAAAGAAAGGATTGAGAACCATGAGAAAGAAAAGCGTATTTATTAACTGTATGGAGACATTGACCGCAAACAGAAAACACAGCGAGGCCCGCACACTTCTCAATGCAGGACTGAAAGAGTCCGCAGAGAGACAGACCGCCGCCACCGCTCCGGCGTATGAACTTACAAAGCCGTATATCTTCCCTGCCGTTGATGGCAATATGACTTATCACACCTCATGGGGATCTCATGGAGTAAAGAACGAAGCCGAAACCATATTGAGTGTATTGAACTCTTTCCGCCTCCGCTCCACCCTTGCAAAAATCAATCAAGGGCCACGCCTTACACAGTATGTTATTGAACCGGCTCCCAGAACTCAGGTACAAGCCATTTTGAGACGTGAAAAGGAATTTCAGGCAGCCTTGCACTGCAACGCCTCTTTGAGATTTGATAATGGTTATGTATATATTGAGGTTCCTACCGGTACAGAAACCGTGTTCCTGGGGGATATGCTTATTGATAATGAGTTTCAGTCCTCCAGTGGTTTCACAATGGCAGTCGGCATGGCAGTTGATGGTTCCAAGCATTACATTGATATTGCCAAGGCGTGCCACATCCTTATTTCTGGTATGACCGGATCTGGTAAATCAATCGTACTGCACAACCTTATTCTTTCCCTATTGATGAAGAAAGACCCGGTTCAGATGCACTTATACATCATTGACCCAAAGGCTACCGAGTTTGAGTATTATAAAAACCTCGCAGCTTGTACAGTCGTTTCCGAAGTGAATGGCGCAGTTGATTTATTGAAGAATCTCTGTATTGAGATGGATCGCCGTTACTCCGTTCTGGCTGCTGCCGGATGCCGTGACATTGACAGCTACAATGCAAAGTTCGCAGATGCTCCTATGAGACGTGACATAGTTTTCATTGATGAGTTATCCGACCTTATGAGTATGGGTGGAAAATCCGTTGAGGGACATATTGTAAGAATCGCACAGAAAGCGCGTGCCTGTGGTATTCATCTTGTGATTGCCACACAGTACCCAGTTGCAAAGGTTGTTACCGGATTGATTAAAGCTAATATGCCGACAAAGATCTGTCTCCGTGTTGGTACAGTCACAAACTCTATGGTCGCATTGGATATGGCCGGCGGCGAAAAGCTCATGGGCCATGGCGATATGCTCTTTCTCCCTAACGGTTCTCTTTCCCCGGTAAGGTTGCAAGGTGGGTTTGTATCTGAGACGGCAATCAACAATGTCGTTGCCGGTTTGATGAAAAATCAGTAAGTAGGAGGATGGTTAGAATGGCAGGAAAGACAACAACAGCTTGTACGCATGAACAGTACGAGACTATCATAAAAACTTTATATGAGGGCATTGGAGACTGCATACAGCCTAATCCCAGGATTGCTACGATCCTCGTTATTGAGGCGAATGTAGGATTGCGTATTGGAGATACACTCTCCCTCCGGCGTTCCTCTTTTATCAAGACGCCATCCGGTCACGCTTTTAATATTATTGAGCATAAGACCGGAAAGGTTCGCCGTTTCAAGGTTCAGGAACAGGTCTACAACTTCCTCCTTGAATATGCGGACTCTGAGGGCATTGAGGGCGATGATCTGATATTCCCTATCGGTGTCCGGGCAGTGCAAAAGCATCTGAAAAAGGTTTGCGACTGGCTCGGTCCTGAATATGAGGATATATCCACCCATTCGTTCCGTAAATACTTCGGAACAGAGATTTACTACAAGAATGGAAAGGACATTGAACTGGTCCGCCGCCTGTATCAGCACAGTTCCGCCGCCGTTACGGCTCGTTACTTGGGTGTTACGGACGAAAAGATTGAACAGGCATTAGATTCCCACGTTGATATTATTTACCGCCCCAAATGAGGCGCATATATAGTAATGGTTCCTTATAAGATTTGTCTATTTGAGTGTCGTGTAACAGGTTTCTGGCAGTTTTTAATGTGAAAACTGCTGCCGGTATGAGGGTTGATAACGGCATACACCATCCCTTTGTTGGTTGACAGGTTTTCCGGCTTTAATGCGAAACCGGATAAGGATAGTGGGATCTCCTGACATTCGCGTATCTCCGGCGGAGCGCACGATGCCGCTTGATAAGAACGTGTCCAAATAGACAAATGCTATAAGGAACCATTGAAGAAATGGAGGTCTTAGGCATGATTGATATTACAAACTGCAATAAAATCATAGTCGATACCATCGGGAAAACAGAGAAGATCATTGAATGGTATCAGCAAAATAAAGATTGGTTGGATGTCGAAGAGTTCCGCATCCCCATCCCCTCCGCATTGGTTGAACTGCCGGAGGAAGATATTAAATTCTATTATGAGCAGGAGGGTGTGTTCGTCAGACTGCATCTGTATATGGGTGGTGTGTATGTCTGCAATTATCGGTATGATCCGAAAACTCAGGAAATCGAAAACATTGTCTTTCCTGCCGGATTAAGCAAAGAGAAACGAAAGGTTGCCCGGATGGTTCTTGCCGCTGACAGAACGCCATACAAGGAGGCATTGAAGTTCCACTCTCTCATGTGTTTTGCAACGCATTACCGCAACTGCATTGAGACCAAGGAACAGAAAGAGAAACACATTTCTCATAAGCAGCAAAAAAGCCTGCGCCGTTCCGGCGGTGCTACACCATTGATAACCACATACCACATTGATAGCAGACCTATTCCTGCAGACGGTACAAAGAGGCATTACACAAAACCTACTGAGCAGGTAAGTGTGAGGGGTTTCTACCGAACTACCAAATCCGGCAAACGTGTATGGGTTCGGCCTTTCACAAAATACAACGGAAATTCTGGAAATAATAAAACATACAAAGTATAGGAGGATCACTATGAGTAATTTGAAAGTTTATGCAAAAACCATCGAAGATGAGGCTTTGGAGCAGATTAACACTCTTCTGTCTCAGGATGCCTTTAAGGACTGTAAGGTTCGTATCATGCCGGATGTTCACGCTGGAAAGGGATGTGTCATTGGTTTTACTGCGGATCTCGGTAACAAAGTAATTCCGAACATCGTTGGCGTGGATATTGGATGCGGTATGCTCTGCGTCAGTTTAGGGCATAGGGATTTTAATGCTGTTACATTGAATACTTTAGATCGTGTTATCCGCACCTATGTTCCAAGTGGGAAAAATGTGCATGATGGGCGGCAAATGCGTTTTGAAGAATTGAAAGAGCTTTATTG